GGTGGTGCCGATACGACAACCACTATTGCTTTGATTAACAATGTTGCTGAACGCATATGGAATTTGGGTGGAACACCCGATACTATTTTGTGTGGTGGTGTGGTAAAGGGCACTATCAGTAGCTCAACTGTTGGTGGCGCTGTAGTTGCTGAACCCAGAGGTGACATAGGTTCTAAAAACAGTATCACCGCCGTAAATGCTGTTGATGTTCTTGTTACGGACTTTGGTACGTTTAAGGTTGTCCCTGACCGGCACATACCTGCTACTCAGGTTGACTTTGTAGACTTTGATCTGTGGTCAGTTGACTATCTACGTCCTTTCCGTACAGAAACTCTCGCCAAGTCTGGCGACAGTGTAAAACAGCTTTTGATTGCTGAGTACGGTTTGCGAGCTAAAAATGGCAACGGAAGTGGTCAGCTAAAAAGCGCAATCTAAATAGTCTTGGTTTAGCCCCCTCCGGGGGGCTTTGCCTCAAAGGAGAAATAAGATGGCACATATTGGACAACCGCCTAGCAAAGGCAGCGCAACAGCTATCGGCCCAGACATGAATCCCCCGCCTTACGCAGAGGGGGAGCCTAAACTTAAAAAGTATGGGCCTGGAACAGATGGTGCTTTAGGGCACACAGATCATAATGGTTCTATAGATAACGTCATAAGTACGCAGGTTTCAAAGGTGGGAAAGGTTTATGGCTGGTAAAAAAAGTAAGTCTGTAAAACAGAAGCCAGCAAAACAAAAGAAGCCTATGACTTTTCAAGAAAAACTTTCCGATACAAAATCCCGAATGGATAAAATTGTAAAGGGGGAGGATCAGGGGTATCATTTAATATGACTGGAACAGTAGAACCTAATATGTTACATACTACTTTTCATTCAAGTGCGGATGAGAAGGAGTTTACTGTAAACACATATCAGGACGTAGAACCAGTTCTGGAGGAGAACAAGAAGTCCTATAATAATTATGGAGACTTGCTTACTCCCGGTAAAACTGGTGAAGGCGTAAGGGTTGCCTCTATACCGTTGAATATATGGACTCAATGGATGAAGGAAACTAATGGGGCAATAGAGAAAGATCATAAGCTTATGAAGAAGTATCTGAATGACCCCGATAATAAATATTTTAGAACTACACCAACGAGGGTTTAATTATGTGGTTATACGCATTCGGAGTTGCAGGACGCGCACAAACTGATACAGCAAACGGATACAGAATCTTAAACCAAAACGTATTCTTCTCAGCCCGTAACGTCTAATGGCGATTTCAAACTACAGTGAACTAACCACCGCTGTGGCTAACTGGTTGGACAGGGATGATCTGACGGATAGGGTTCCTGAATTTATAGCTTTAGCAGAGGCCCGGTTTAACAGGGTCCTGCGTATTAGGGCTATGGAGAACAAACAAACCGCATCTACTATAGGTGGGCAGAGGAATTATGCGCTACCAGCAAACTATATTCAGATGCGTAATTTTCAGATTAATACTGATCCCATAACAACTCTATCCTATGTAACGCCAGGGATATATGACAGATTATGGGGTGGAAGCCAAGGGGGGATTCCAAAGTTTTATACCATTATCACAAATGAAATACAACTTGGTCCAATCCCATCTTCGGTGATGACCCTTGAGATGCTGTTCTACAAGAAGTTCGACGCGATAACGTCATCTTCACCAACCAACTGGGTCATAACAAATGCTCCAGATGTATATCTCTATGGTGCTCTTCTTGAGGCGGAGCCATTTATTATGAATGATGCAAGGGTTGGTCTATGGTCTCAAGGGTTTGAAAAAGCTATAGCAGACATCCAACAGCAGGATAATATGGACAGGCATTCAGGTTCAGCTCTTCGTATAATGAATACCGGGGGTTACTATTGACAGCTCCTATTACATGGACACAGGCAACATCCCCTATAACATGGTCAGCGATAGGAATAAACTGGAACTCTACCGCTAAAGCTAATTCTGTAAGTGTTGGAGTAGAGGGTGGTTATTCGCTATCAAGCAGGGTAGTAAAGGCTGAATCCATATCTATGGGTGTAAGCGCAGGCGAGACATTGGCGGATAGCGCCACCTTTGCGGAGTCTGTAGCATTCGCGGCTGAGGCGTCTGGCACTACATTAGGCGGTTTTACTTTTCCGGTAAGTGTTTCTTTTGGGACAGATGTGGGTTATACCCAGTCCGATTCAGCAACATATAGAGATTCTATATCAATGTCTATGGATTCTGGTATAGTGAATAATCTTGTTCATCCCGAGTCTATAACATTTGCTATTGATGGCGGGATGTTTCCTGGGGAGTTTTATCAGGAGACCGTAACTATGGCGGCCTCACCGTCTATGGCTCTTGATTCAGGATTCTTATGGAATGACGTAAGCGATGTATCAACAATATGGACAAAAGTGGAGTACCCAAATTGAAATTCAAAACAACCATGATGGCCGAAGGAGGCTTAAAAATGAAAGAGCAAAAGATGATGAATCTTGGCCTCGAAAACTATTGGGAAGTAGTTTGCTACGACTCTAGTGGGGCCGAAAAATGGAGAGAGGAGAATAAGAACCTCGTAACTACAGCTGGTGCAAACCATATATTGGACGGCACCTTCAAGAGTGGTACTCAAATCACAAGTTGGTATGTTGGCTTAAAGGCTGCGGGAACCGCGGTAATTGCAGACACTATGGCCTCGCACAGCTCATGGACTGAGCTTGTTCATACAACCAAGTATTCTGAAACAGTAAGACAGACCTTGACCCTCGGGTCAATCACGGGAACAACCACAAGCACCTGTGATAACACCGCAAGCAAGGCTACCTTCTCAATGAACGCAACCAGCACGGTAGCGGGTGCGTTTGTCGTAAGCAACAACGCGACTTCTTCAGCAACTGCTGGTACACTTTATGGTGTTGTTGACTTCGGGTCAACTCGCAGCGTCATCTCTGGAGACACGCTGGAGGTTACGGTTACCCTTACCGCTGCATCAGCTTAATAGGGGGCTCCTATGGCTACAGAAGATGCTAGTTATATTAGCGAACTAAATGCTGCATACCCTGCCGACGGAGACCCCGTCGGTGAGGGTGGTGGTACGACTACGGGAACAGGGTCCACCAGGGGACACTTGAACATGATCAAGTATGCCCTGAAAACACAATTCAGCGGTTTAACGGGAACTACTGCGGTTACTGCTTCTGAAGCAGAGATGAACTTAATGGATGGATGTACCGCTACCACCAGCGAGTTAAACTATCTGGATATAGCCACTCTTGGAGAGTCTGCAAACTCCAAGGCCCTAACCCAGAATGCCACCGGTGAGATAATGATAGGGACCGGTAGCGCCTCAACTGGAGTCACCAGGGGACTGGCTGTAACCATCACACAAGGAACCTTAATAGACCTTGATACGGGTAATAACTTCTTGTGGACTCCAGCAGCAGCGGATGAATTCTCTTTCACAAATGAAGCTAGTGGAACCGGTCAGTCAGGATTTATTAAACTTATTAACCCTTCCGGCTATGCTATAACATTAGGGGGAGAGGTAAAAGCTGTCTCTACTTTTGCAACGGACGTTACTGTTGCCGGGACTTATCTGATTACTTATTTCTGTGACGGGACTAATGTCTACGTCTCAGCTTCCGCTTCCCTCGTCTAATGACCCTACTTCAGTCAGGTATCGCTAAATCTTCGGCTGCTGATGCCTATACGATAGACCAGAGTTTGAGATTCGACGATGGCAGCTCTCCTTATTTAAGTAGAACATTCGGAGCAGGAAACCAGCAGGTTTTCACGGTATCTTCATGGGTAAAGTTGGGGCCAAAAGCTTTAGGAACTGAAACGGTATCTCTATTATCTGAGTATACGGATGGTAATAATCGTTCTTATCTTGTCTTTGGGTCTTATTGCAGGGCCTTCAGTGAGAGTGGTGGTTCTGATGTGGCGAACTATTCAACAGATGCGACATTTCGTGATCCATCAGCTTGGTATCATGTTGTTTTTTCTATAGATGTTACACAATCGACAGCCGCTGATAGGGTTAAAATTTATGTTAATGGTGTAGAAGAAGACATAACTATATCTACTAACTGGCCCGAAGATACAAATACAAGATTAAACGGAGCTTCGATTCACTATGTTGGTCAATCTGGGGCTGCATCTAATGAAACTGATGGTTATCTTGCAGAGTATCATTTCATAGATGGTCAAGCCCTAGCCGCATCCTCCTTCGGCGAAACAGACTCCACAACCAACCAATGGAAGCCTATAGAGTACAGCGGAACTTACGGAACTAACGGCTTCTACCAGAAGTACGCAAGTACGGAACTGGCGAATAGTTTTGAGGATTCAAGTTCTTCAGATCACACCATAACTGCTAATGGCCACGTAGCTAATACTAGAGCAGTAAGAAAGATTGGTGACAGTTCTATAATATTTGATGGAACTGGGGATTATTTGAGTATCCCTGATTCTTCTGATTGGAATTTTGGCACTTCATCTTTCTGTATGGAAGGGTGGGTTTATAGAAGTGTTTCTGGTGGTCATGATAGATTTATGGGTCAAAGAGCTGATGGCAGTAATAGATGGTATTTTGATATAAGCACGTCAGATAATATTGGATTTTATATTCAAGATGGTGGTTCTGATGTACTTTATGCTTATTCTACGGGTGGTGAACTACCTCATGGTGCATGGCATCACTTAGCGGCTACTTGGGATGGAACAACATTTAGGATGTTTGTAGATGGAACTTCTGTAACCCTAACAACAGCTACAAGTTATGCTGGAACTTTTCCAGATATTGCATCAATATTAACTATTGGTGTGGTGAATATAAGCCATGCTGCGCAATACTTTGAAGGTTACATGGATGAAATACGCATCTCCAATACCGCAAGGTACACCGCAAACTTTACCACTTTCGGACAAGATGGTGGAACCATAGCGAACCCAACACCATTCACCGCAGACTCATACACTAAACTCCTGATCCACTCTGATTGGACTGGTGGTCTTGGCGCAGACTCAAGCGGAAACTACAATAAGTTTGACGTTACTAACCTTACCGCTTATGACCAAGTGCTCGACTCACCAAGCAACAATTGGTGCACCATCAATCCAATAACTCCCGGCGGTAGTGATCTTGATGAAATTCCATATGGAACTATTACCGAAGGTAACCTGAAGTTTTTAACTGAATCGACAGGTTATGGTTGCAACCAGACAACAATGGCAACACCTCAATCTGGCAAATGGTATTGCGAATTCTACTGGAATGCTCATGCGGGTTCCCCATCAGAGGAATACTCAGTCGTCTCCGCTTGGGACATGAATGCAGCGTACCCCACTTACAATGGGTGTACAAATCAAGGTTCTGGAACAAACAACTCTGCCGGTTATCAACATGATGGTGCCGGAAGGTACAGAACTTTAGCGGGTTCTTACACTCAAGATTCGTCATACGGTGATTCGATAGCCGTTGGTGATCTTATATCAATAGCACTGGATGTTACTGCCGGTAAAGTTTGGTATGCGAAAAACGGAACATGGCAAAACTCTGGTAACCCGGCGGCGGGAACGAACC